GCCGTGAGGCGAGGCGACGACACCGCCGCGAGGCGGGGGAGACGACCATGGCACTTCAAACTGGCGTCAATTGGGACGTTCACGTAGACGACGCAGAGAGCGTCGCCTCGCCGACTTGGAAGAAGCTGGCGAACCAGACGAGCGGGACCTTTGAGATCAACAAATCGTCGCTCGACACGACCAACAAAGACAACAGCGGGCACGAGGACGAGATCAGCTACCGCAAGGGCTGGACGCTCACCGTGGAGGGCCACGCGGACCACGGCGATACGGGACTCCTTTACCTGATCGACACAAACCACTTCGACACGGCGATCGACAAGGGCGTACATATAAAGTGGGAGAACGAAGACGGTGACACTTTCATCGGCTGGGCGACGCTCGAGAGCCTTTCGCACGACTTCGCGGAATCCTCGATCGTAACGTTTTCGGCCTCCTTCAAGGGTCGAGCGCGGGCGAACGACGGCACCGTCGACAAGCTGGACGTCACAAGGGCATAGCGCATGAAGGAGAAGACAAAGAGCGCATCGTTCATCTCGGGCGGTCGGCAGCACACGATCCGCTTCACGTTCAACGCCCTCGCACAGTTCGAAGAGCTGACAGGGACGACGATCATGGAGATCCTCGTGGGGGACATGGCCTTCACCGAGGAGGGCGCCCAGGGCGCCGAGGGCGCCGAGAATATCGGGGCCAGTGTCGTCAAAAGGCTCGGGATGAAAACTGTTCGCGAGCTCGTCTGGGCTGGGCTCCTGCATCAAAACGGAGCGCTGACCTTTAGCGAGGCCGGGCAGATCATGGACGGCATCCAGGCCTCCGGGCTGATGGGAAAGTTCACCGTGGCGATGGAAGCAGTCACGACAGCCCTTTCGGAGTCCATCAATTCGGAGGCCCCGCGGCGAAAAAAAAAGGCTTAGAGACCTACGCTCGCGCAGCCATCACGGGCAAGCGTGTGTGGGACCTGAGCAGCTTCAAGCAGATCGCATTCTCAGCCCTGGCCCTCAAGCCGCCGGAGTTTTGGGCTCTGACCCCAGCTGAATTCGAGTGGCTTGAGTACGGCTACCTTTGGCGCCGCGAAAGGGAGCGCGAGCAGATGAGCGGGTACGTCACGAATCTGATCTGCGGGCTTTCGATGAGCAGCAAGCATCTCAACGCCGAAAGGATCTATCGGGCTGTTCACGGGCGCTCGCTTCTGGAAAACTTCGACGAGCCGGGTGCGCTCGAGACGCACCCGGATAACGAGTCACTCAAGCGAGACATGGCGAAGCGGGCCCGCGAGATGTACCGAAAGCTGCCAGGGCGCGAGCCTGGCGCCCGCGAGGAGATCCAGTAGATGGCCAAGAGGCGAATCGGCACCCTGCTCATCGCTCTGGGGATCGACCCCAGCGAGTTCGAGAAGGGGCTCAGAAAGACGCAGCGGCGCCTGTCTCGCCTGTCTCGCGACCTCGGGAGCGCAGGGCGCGGCCTGACGACCGGGCTAACGGTTCCCATCGCAGCGTTCGGCGCTGCGGCGCTCAAGGCCTCGATCGACTTCGAGGACGCCTTCGCAGACGTCCGAAAGACCGTCAAGGGGGCTGACGCAGAGCTCGGGCAGAGCATCCGGGACCTCTCGACGAAAATCCCGGTTACAGCCGGAGCCATCGCCAGCGTCGTCGAAGAGCTCGGCCGCCTCGGCATCGCTAAGGATCATGTTCTCGACGCAGCCGAGGCGATGCTTCGCCTCCAAGAGACGTCGAACCTGTCAGCGAATGAGGCGGCTGTCTCAATCGCTCGCATGGCGAACGTCATGGGCACGTCGCAGGGCGACATCGACCGGATGGCTTCGTCGATCACGGTCCTGGGCTCGGAGTTCGCGACGAGCGAACGCGAGATTATCGCGATGGCTGAGCGGATCACCGCTGCAGGGCGCATCGCAGGGCTCGCGGAAACTGACGTTCTTGCGTTATCGACAGCGCTAACCTCGGTCGGTATCAAAGCGGAAGCTGGCGGCACGGCCATCACCCGCGTGCTGCAGGAGATCAAAACGGCAGCCGCGCAGGGTGGCGAAAAGCTCGAGATCCTTGCGGGCGTCGCCGGTATGACGGGCGCCGAATTCCAGCAGGCTTTCGAACGCGACGCAGGCCGCGCGCTCCTGTCATTCATCTCGGGCCTGTCGAATCTCGAGGGCCAGGGCGCTCGCATCTTCGAGGTTTTGGGGGATCTCGACTTCGGGGCGATCAGGGTGAAGGCTGCCCTCCTGAACTCAGCCCTGGCCGTCGACACCCTCGAGGGCGCCCTCGATCGATCACGGGCGGCATGGCGGGAAAACTCAGCCCTTGTCGACCTCTCAGAGAAGAGATTCCGCACCACTGGATCGCAGATCAAGATCCTGGTGAACGAGGTCTCTGAGCTCTTTCGGTCGGTCGGGGACGAGCTGACGCCAGCTCTGCGCGACATCATCGAGATCGTCAAGGACAACATCCTCCCGACGTTCACGAACCTGGTGCAGGGCTTCGCACAGCTGGACGCTGGCACGAAGAAATGGATCCTGACGATAGCGGCAGCCGCGGCATCTATCGGGCCCGTGCTCATCGCTTTGGGCGCTTTGGTCGCATCGCTCAGGGCTGTCTACGGCGTCGTTCTGCTGATCTCGAGGACCCCGATCGGACTCGCCGCCACAGCCCTCGCAGCGCTGGGCGTGGCTGCCGGGGCCTTTGCCGTCGATGCGAGGTCGGCCAAGATTGAAACTCGGGCCCTGTCGAAAGAGATCGAAGGACTCAAGGCCCCGATCGAGACGGCAATCGATCAGCTGCGAGCCTTCGAGGATAAGGTCGCGAGCCAGGCTGTGCTCGAGCAGGCGATCGAGGGCCTGAAGAAAAAGCGCGCCGAGCTCGAAGCGATCATCCGCGACACTGCGCCAGGGTCCGAAGCGGCAGCCGCGGCGGCGCGCGAGCTCGCGACAGTCGGTGATAAATACGACCGGCTATCGACGCTGGCCATGACGCTGTTTCTGAGCGTCAGAAACACGAACGAAGAGCTGCTCAGGTCGGCGGCAGCGCAAGAGCGCCTGGTTGATGTCGAGCGACGCATCAACACAGAGACCGAGCGCCTTAACGATCACTCTCTGTCGCTGGCGGAATCCCAGGCATCCGCGGCTCGGATGGTCGGCCTCCTGACCGAGAAGATCCGCATCCTGCGCAAAGCATTCGGGGAGAGCCATCCCGAGATCGCGAACGCTGAAGCGGATCTCAGCTTGTTCGAGTCAGCGGTCGAGGCGGCAAAGAGCCAGCTCGATGCGGTGAACGCCTCGGGCGCTGTCGACAACCTCACAGATAGCGTCGATGACCTCAACGTCGCAGCCGAGAAGAGTCTTGGGGTCTGGGGCCGCTGGGCCCGGGAGATGTACGACAAGCTCACCATATTCAGTGAGTTCGCCTTTGACACCATGCAGCAGTTCTCCGCTGGTGTCGGGCAAGCTGTCGGGCGTGCGCTGGTTTTCGCTGAAGACTTCGGCGAAGCGATCACGAACGTCTTCAAGCAGATCGCATCAAGCATCATCGCGACCCTGGTGGACCTCGGCATCCAATTCCTCCTGCACAAGATATTTATGATCGCGACGGGGAAGGCGCAAGCGCTGGCCCTGATCAGCGCGAAAGCCGCGGAGACCTTCGCCACGGTGTTCACGGCTTACGTCGCCGCCAATCCCTTTTTCGGAGCAGCCTACGCAGGGCCCCCAGCAGCGGCTGCTGCGGCAGCGCTGACAGCTGGCGCCTTGGGCCTTCTGACGTTCGCAGAGGGGGGCATCGTCACAGGGCCGACACTGGCGATGGTCGGCGATAACCCAGGGCGCACCGAGGCCATCATCCCGATCGAAAAACTGCCGAAGCTCATGGAGGGCTTCCGGGGGGGGAACGTCGTGACGATCCTCGAGATGGACGGCAGGACCCTTGCCGAGGTCGTGATGAGAAACGAATCAGGGGTCCGACGAGCGAAGCTCGGAGGCCGGGTCTAATGGCGGGCATCACGGTTCACCTTGACGGGGTCGACGTTTCGGGATCCTACCTTGTCCGCTCGTTCTCGACGCAGGCCGACCTGGGGACGCGAACAACCTGCCGGTTCGCCCTCAATTCGTTCGATAACTCGCTCGCGGTGGCGTGCGGCCAAGAGGTGCTCGTCTACGACGACGGGGGCACGCTGGTCTTTGCGGGCTCGGTCGACTCGTTCCGGCAAGACTGGCCCGCCATGGATACGGACACCCTCTACCAGGAGGTCAGGGTCGATGCGGTCGACTACCACCAGATCGCCGATCGGCGGCTCGTCGTCGCGGCTTTCGATGAGGGGCAGCTCCCAGGGGACATCGTAACGAGCCTGCATACGACGTATCTTTCGCCCGAGGGGGTCACGCTCGGCACCATCGAGACGGGAACCTATTCCCTTGCCGCGCAGAGGTGGCACTATCACAGCGTCACAGATGCCCTCGACGAGCTATCAGACCTCATCGGCTTCGTCTGGTACATCGACCCCCAGAAGCGGCTCCACTTCAAGGCACGGAGCTCCTGCGCCGCCGCGACGTTCGGTTACAGCGATTCATCCCTTCCCCTGCGGCGGCTGCGGATATCCCAGAGTCGCGAGAGCTACCGCAACCGCCAATACATGCGAGGGGGAAAAGATGTCATCGAAGAGGCGAAAGAGGAGGTGAAGAACGGCGACGGCGAGGAGCGCGTCTTCGAGACGTCGCTCGAGCTCGCCGAGGCCCCCACGATCACGGTGAACCGATCCGGGGACGGCTACGGACCTGCCGAGTCGGTATCACTTCGCGAGCTCGACGAGGATGCCAAGTGGTTCTGGGAGAAGGGATCGGCGCGGATTTCCCAGAACTCAAGCGAGACCGTGCTGGGGGCATCCGACAAGGTCAAAATCGTCTACAAGGGTCTTATCCCCATCCTCGTGCAAGACGACAACCAAGCCGAGATCAGCTCGAGGAAGACGACAGAGGGCGGCACAGGGCTCTATGAACACCTCGAGGAGGATGAGCGCGTCGAATCCGCAGACCTCGCGATCGAGCGCGCAGCGGCTTTCCTCCGTCGCGACGGGCGCATCCCTAAGCTGGTCGAGATCGAGACCGACGAGCCAGGGCTCGAGGTCGGATGCATTCAGAATATCCAGCTGACGCGCGAGGGGCTGTCGGGCGATTTTCTGATTCAATCGCTGCGGCTTTCCGATCGCGGTGACGGATGGCTCCGATGCGTCTACGACGTGATCGAAGGGGACAAGCGCATCCTGTGGGCTGAGCACCTGAAGGGCCTGGCGAAGCAGGGTTACAAGTTCGAGACACGCGAGGACGAGATCCTGATACAGATCTCAGAGCAGCCAGACACGCTCGAGCTCACGCACACAGGGACCGGCGCGAGTGGCAACAGCCTCACCAACTGGCAGAATGACCCGGGCACCGTAGCCCTTGTCGGGCGCTCGCGTGTCGGTGCACAGTGGACACTACCAGACGACACCCGCAGGAGCGCAGGATCGCGCGTAGGGACGGTCTACTCGCCATGACGGCAGACATCGCAATCTCATCCAACGTCACGCTGCGAGCCTGGCGTCCGCTCGAGGGCGGCGGCATCGAGCTCGTCCAGGAATCCCGCACGCACAACCTCATCGTCGCTAGTGGCCTCGACTACATCCGCGACATGCTCGAAGGGGTGGTCCCGCGCCCAGACACCATCAAGGTCGGGACGGGCTCTACGGCGGTCCTGTCGACGAACACCGACCTCGAGACATCGGTGTTCTCCAAGGTAATCAGCCGCCGCTACCCGGAGGCGGCGAAGATTACTTACCAGATGCTCATGGAGACAAGCGAGGGCAACGGCAACACAATCGCCGAGGTCGGCCTCTTCGGCTCGAGCACGCTTATCGCTCGGGCTGTGATATCTCCCACGATCGCGAAAACGTCGGCTATCCTGCTGACAGTCGCTCACGAAATAACCATCGCGAACGGATAGAGGCATGGGCTACGAGATTTTCCCCACAAATAACGACGTCGCGACGACCACATCGAACGGCGAGACGATCACCGAAACGAACCTCTCGAGCATCATCGGGGCTGTCGGGTCGCAGAGGAGGGCCTACATCGTATCGGGCCTCACGACATCGACGGCTGCGGGCCTGGTTATCGACATCGCGGCGGGCGTCGCGATCATCAACGGGTATCGCTTCGAGTTCGACGCGGCGACGAGCCACACAGCCACCGACGCCCTCACCGATAACACCCTCCAGATCCGCCTCGACAAAACCGCCGACCTCGTCGCAGGCTATACCCTGGTCGAGTCCACGGGCTCCTCGCCAGTAGACGATGACCATCTCCCGATATGCGAGTTTACGAGCTCGACAACGATCACGAGCCTGTCGCAAGCTCGCGTCCTGCACGCTCCGGGCTACGTGGCGGGATCCTACACAGGCGACGACACGGCCCCCCGCCTGATATCCCTGGGGTTCACACCGCGCCGTGTCGAGATCTACCGCCAGGACGCGACTCAGGAGCGCTACTCGTCGTCTGTGATCCTGCCCGAGCACGCAGACCCAGGCGACTTCACAGGGATCCCGTCGCTGACCTGTGATGACACGTCGCCCCCGACGTGGTCATGGGTTACTGTCCGACAGCATCGCCCGGAGATCACAGAGGACGGCTTTTACGTCAAAGAGTCGGGCCTCAACTCCCTGAACGACACAGGCGTCGTGTACAACTACATCGCAACGGCATAGCATTTGGGTGAGGGCCGACCATGGAGTGCGGGGATGCCGTGCTGGGCGAGATTCGCGAGCTGAAAGCGACCGTAAGCGAGGTTTCCACAGCGATCTCCACCAAGGATGCAGAGTACCGCGCCATCCTGGAGAACGTGCGAGAGGATCTCGGCGAGCTGATGAGGATCATCCGGGGCAACGGCAGGCCCGGGCTCTCCGATGACGTCGTCGAGCTCCGCACGACGATGCACGCGCTCGAGCATC